CCGTTACCTCGAACGACATTCTAAATCAGGCAATCCAATATATCGGAGACAACCAACCTCCGGTAACTGGACAGGCGCCGACATTCGATAGCTCTCCGGCTGGGGTTGCAGGAGCAAAATTCTATACTGCTGTTGTTCAAACGATTGGTCGACAGTTCGGCTGGGATTTCGCGCGCAACACGTTCACGCTTGCTTTAAGCGGTAATCCGGCCACCGATCCGTTTCTATACGAGTATCTCTACCCACCAGCGGCAATCGAGATTTGGCAGTTGAAAGCTGCGGCACTCACCGATCAGAACAATCCACTGCCGATCAATTGGCAGGTGGCGAACACGCTTGTTAATAACGTACAGACCAAAGTTATCCAGACCAACTTGCAGAATGCCGTCGCGGTAATGAACAATAACCCGAGCGAGAGCGTTTGGGATCCTGGGTTCCGTGAGGCGGTGGTGCGATTGCTCGCAAGCGTCATGTCGATGGCATTGGCAGGAAAACCTGATGCAGCACAATCATATCTCGATAGTGCTAGCCAGTTTACTCAATCCGCAGAAGCGAGGGGTAACTGAAAATGGTTGCTTCTGTGCAGAGTCCGGCGGATTTGGCTAACATTGCTCTCGTTCGTATGGGATGGAAGGGGCCACGTGTCGCTTCGCTATTCGATGGCTCGGAAGCAGCGCAGAAGTTCTTGGACCTCTACGCGCAGACGCGCGACGAATTGCTTCGAAACGATATTTACGATTGGGGATTCGCCGAACGTAACTTATCACTAAACCTGCTCAAATTTGCCCCTGTCGGCGGGTACTTCCCACCTAATACTTGGAATCCAGCGACCAACCCGCCGCCAGGTTGGCTTTATGAGTACACCTATCCAGATGATTGCCTGAAAGTGCGAGCGGTAAAGCCTGTCCCGCTGTTCGGCATCAATTGGGATCCTCAGCCTGTAGTTTTTTCTATCGACAACGACAGCACGTTCATCCCGCCTCAGCGTGTGATATTGTGCAACGTGCAGAATGCCGTTCTTGTCTACACAGGACGAGTAACCGATCCAACGACTTGGGACGTATCATTTGTCGCGGCATTGGCTACTAAGCTTGAACGATACGTGGCGGCGGCACTTGTCGGCATGGAAGGCGCGAAGATGGCGCAAGGAGACGAAGCGCAAGCAATGCAGATAGCCAACACGGAACAGGGGTAAGCCGTGTCAAATTTAATTGCCGATTTATTCAATCAGATACTTGATGCTGCCGCCGTAGATTTCACGGTCGGCGACCCCGAGGAGGGAACCCTTCCAGCCCAGAAGATTTTGCGCGCTTACGGTCAATGCCGCGATCAATTGCTTCGTTCTGCTAACTGGGTTTTCGCGCGAAAGACGATGCACCTGACGATGCTGGCCGACGCGACTGGCCAGACGCCAAATGTTGGGACGCAGGTGCCAAGGCCGTGGCTTTATGAGTATGCATACGAACCGGATTGCCTGAAGGTTCGCTTCATCATGCACCACCATCAACAAGCGACGCCTGTCCCAACTGGAAATATCCAGCCTGTAAATCCGACCGTACCGCTGACCACAGGAATGGGGCAATCGCCGTCTATTGGCCAGCGGATCAGGCCGGCCAGGTTCGTCGTCGCGACCGATCCGAATTATCCGTCACAGCCGGGGCAAGATATCATCAACAGCCAAGGCATCAGCCCACAAGGCAGCACGGTTATTCTGACCAACGTGCTGAAAGCTCAGTGCGTCTACACGGCGAGGATCATTTACCCGAGTTTGTGGGACGTTCTATTCCGAGGAGCTTTAGTCGCCTATATCGCCAGCGAAGTTGCGGTATCTCTTGCCGTCGACAAGAAATTCGGGATGCAGGTCCGTGGCCAGCAAATAGCTATCGCCAAGAGCAAGATTGAGCAGGCACGTTTGGTCGATGGTAACGAGGGCGTTTCGACATCCGATATTCGCGTAGACTGGGTGGATTTCAGACGCGCTGGTGGAGGTGCCTTCGGCGGTCGCGGGTTCGGCGGAGGTGGTTTTGGCGGCGAGGGATGGGGCGAAGGCGGATTTGGAGGAGGTTGGGACTCGCTCGCGTTAGCGGACGGGAGCGTTTTCTAAGTGGCAGTTCCCGTAATCAAGTCTAGTTTTATTGCGGGAGAGATTGCCCCCGGATTATGGGGGCATGTGGATTTTGCCAAGTTTAGTCTCGGCACATCCACAATGCGCAACTTCTTCGTACACTTCCAAGGTGGCGCCTATAGCCGAGCTGGGTTTGCCTTTGCTGGTTTCTCGAAGCAGACAGGACGCAATTTCCCTCCTCGCGTTATCCCATTTCAGTTTTCAATCAGCCAAGGGCTCGTGCTCGAATTCGGCAACTTCTACATGCGCGTCGTCAAGAACGGAGCTTTCGTCACCGAAAATCCTTTCCAGATAACTGGCCTAAGCAATACGAATCCTGCGGTGGTCACCTATACGTCGCTTTCAACTGCGACGTCTGCGGCCGCCAATAATGGCGCGGTATCAGCATCGTATCAGCGCGGCGATCTCATCACATTGGCTGGCGGTGTTTTTTCTACCGCGGCGGTTTTTCAGGTCACCACACTAACCCTCGCGATTTTGAAACTCTTATCCGGTGGGACGGGGTATGCGGTCAATGATCGGATCACGCTGACAAGCGGCGGGACGGCTAATCAAAATCCAGTTCTCACCGTGACCGGCGTGAGCGGGGGTGTGATTACTACGTTCGTCATTTCGAATGGCGGAGTTTTCACGGCCAACAATGCGGGGAATTTTAGTCAGCTATCGACGACAGGAAGCGGGACTGGTGCGACATTCAATGGAGGTTTGTTTGGTCCACTCGGCCTCAACGTCACAACGCCTGGGGCTTACACAACGATCCCGACTAATCCAGCTAATCAATCCTCAACTAGTGGGCTTGGGGCTGGCGCGACCTTTACAGTGGTATGGGCAACACCATCTGCCTTGAGTGCTGCTGATTGGGTCTTTTTAGCTGGGATCGGCGGTCCTACGGCTCTCAATAACCAAAGCTATGTCATCGGCAGCGTCACGGCGACGACATTCACGATCTCAGATCCATACGGCAATTTCATCGACGCCACGGCGCTGCCTGCTTATGTCTCTGGCGGGACTGCATCTCGCATCTACACGCTACAGACTCCATATTCAGAACAGGATTTGGAATATCTAAAATTCACGCAGTCTGCTGACGTGATGACGATTTGCTGTGTCAATCAGGTGACGTCGACGGAATATCAACAACAAGACCTGACTAGACTTGCAGATAACAATTGGACATTCTCAACCACGATAGCCGTCCCGACGGTAACGGCGCCACCGGCGGCATCGGCTGCTGCAAGTTCGGCTGGAGGCGTCGATTATCAGTATGTAGTGACGGCAGTCAGTCCGGTAGACGGCAGCGAAAGTCAGGCTTCGCCTATCGCCGAGGTGGATTCGGCGGTCAATATCGCATCGACGGCTGGGACGATTACGGTCACATGGACCGGAGTGGCTGGGGTAAACCAATACAACGTCTATAAGGCGTTGCCAGGCATCGGCTCGCCGCCGCCGGCCGGATCTCTATTCGGCTTTGCCGGATCAGCCTATGGGACGCAGTTTATCGATCCGAACATTGTTGCCGACTTCACTCAAGTTCCGCCCCTCCACAAGAACCCGTTTGCTCCCGGGCAGATCACCGCAGTTAATGTGACGAACAGCACGGGAACGGTTTCGTCGGTTACTTTCACGATCACCACCAACACTGGATCAGGTCTGGTCCTTCAGCCTGTTATTGTCGGGTCGGCCCTTGTCGCGATCATCGTCCAGAACGAGGGACAAAACTACAAACCGACTGATACGGTAGCGGTCAACGTGACCGGAGGTGGGTCGGCTACTGCCGCGCTTGTGGTTGGTCCGCAGTCTGGAAACTATCCTTCGGTTGTTGCGTATTTCCAGCAACGCCGCGCCTATGCCAACACACTTAACCAGCCCGACACCTATTTCATGTCGCAGCCTGGCGCGTTCAATAATTTCGATTTCCGGATTCCGACGCTCGACAGCGATGCAATCATCGGAACTCCGTGGTCGGTAGAGATCAATGGCATTCAATGGCTGTTGCCGATGCCTGGAGGTCTTGTTGCATTCACCGGCCTTTCGGTATGGCAGATCAATGGAGCTGGAAGCAGTTCGTTCAATCCCACGCCTATTACGCCGTCGAGCCAGTCTGCCGTTCCTCAGTCATCGATCGGGTCATCTATCACTGTACCGCCGATCAAGATTGAATCCGACATAATCTACGTGCAGGCGAAGAATTCTGACTATCTCGACGCGACGTATCAAATCTACACGAATAATTACACGGTCGATTACATCACACTGAATTCGTGGCATCTGTTCTATGGGTTCCAAACTCGTGAGCATGCGTGGTGCGAGCAGCCGTTCAAAACTCTTTGGTCGGTTCGCGGGGACGGGATTTTGCTCAGCCTTGCCTATATGAAGGCGCAGCAAATTCAGGGTTGGGCCCGACACGACACGAACGGTCTTTTCTGGAGCGTGTGTTCTGTCACCGAGCCTCCTGTCGATGCTCTTTATGTCGCGACCGAGCGTTTCCCTCCAACATATTCTAACGGTCTACGCACATTCTTTATCGAGCGTCAGGACGACCGAATTTGGGATACGGTTGAGAATTGCTGGTGTGTCGACTGTGGTTTTAGCCTCGCTCAGCCGACGCCTAGCGCGACACTAACGGCATCTTCGGCGACTGGCGCTGGACAGGTTACTGGATTCACCAATCTAATCGGCGGCAAAGGATACTCTGCAGCCACAACGGCATCTGTGGTGGACGACAACGGCAAAGGACCGGGGACGGGCGCGGTTCCGACTTTGACGATTGTCGGCGGCGTCATCACTAATATTACCTTTCCGCCAAATCAGAATTATATCAATCCGCAACTGGTTATCAGCGATCCGGCCGGCAGCGCTGGCGGTAGCGGTGCAACGGCAACCTTGACGCTCAACAACAACGCCACGTTCTCGGCATCTGCGCCAGTGTTCTCGGCTGGCAATGTCGGCCAAGTACTTAGGATGGGCGGCGGTATCGCAACCATCGTGGCCTTCATAGATAGCCAGCACGTCACGGCGAATATCTCGGTTCCGATTACACAAGTCATCCAGAACGGCAGCAATACGCCTCAGGTCGCGACCGCTGGCAATTGGACGATGACGACTCCGATAACGACGGTGAGCGGTCTTCGGCCGTTGGCTGGCCTTCCATTAGTAGGACTAGCGGATGGCGTTCCTGTCGGTCCTCTTACGGTGAATGCTCAAGGGTCCGTCACATTACCGAATCAGGCGAGTTCGATCACGCTTGGCCTCGCGTTCAAGCCTCAGCTCCAATCGGTCTATCTCGACGCGGGAGAGCCTACTGTTCAAGGGCAGAGAAAGAAGATCGGCGAAGTCACGGCGCGCATCGAAGCTTCTGGTTCGTTTATGATGGGGTCTAACCAGCCGGACGGTTCGATACAAAGTCCGATACAGGTTGCCTTGACGTGGAACGTGACGAATGTTGATCTTACGGTTCAGCCGAGCAAGGCTGCGGCAAAGAAGGCCTACAACGCAACGGCTACGCCTCTTTGGACCGGTGATATCCGCATTCCCGTGTCTGGCGGTTTTAATACTCACGGGCAGGTTTGCGTAGAGCAGGATTTGCCATTGCCTCTTCAGATACTTGCGTTCGTTCCGGAGGTTTACCCTGGCGATAATTCCTCGACGGCGGCGCCGAAACAGCAGCAGCAGGCCAGAAAATGAAGTTCGAGATCATCGAGGCAAAAACTTACCACTGTGGTCAGATCCTACGGAAACTTCGGCTTGAGCATCGTCGAGCGATCGAGCGTGTTGGGGCAAATTCCCATCGGGAATTGCGTATCCTGTTCGATGCTTCGTATATTCGTAAGGCGTGGACGATTGACGGGCGCCTGGCAGCGCTTGGTGGCGTCTCAGGGTCGATCCTGTCACCGTTTGGGTTTGCTTGGGTGGCATTGTCCGAAGAGGCGACGCGCTATCCGGTGGCCCTCCTGCGAGAAACTAGACGTCAATTAGACGAAGCAATGACAACGAAGTCGGAACTTGCTACGACTATCATTGGCGGAGATGACGCTGCGAAGCGATTTGCGATATTTCTTGGGTTTCATTGCGAGGATGAGGGTATGGGGCGTCCTGCATATTCCAAGTTCTCACGGCGTAATCTCGCACAATACCTTGAGACCTCGCCTGATCTCAGGATGCCAATAGGTGGGAGCTACATTATCCAGATGGGCTACCATCCTGAAGCGCTATAGGAGGCTACCATTTGTTTCGTGACGGCCGCGGGCCTTTCAGCAGCAGCAGGACTAGCCGGCGGCGGCATGAAGCTGTTAAGCGGGTTTACTGGCGCGCAAGGGGCTGAACAGACGGCTGCGGCCAATGCCCAGGCCGCAAACTATCAGGCAGCGGTCGCTTCGAATAACGCTATTGTGGCAGGGCAGCAGGCCGATTATGCGGTTGCGGCCGGTGTCGAGAAGGCCGGGACAGAAAGCCTGAAAGGTGCTGCTACCGTCGGCACTATCAAGGCGAATCAGGCCGGAAGTGGCATCGACGTGAACCGCGGGACGGCGGTTGACGTACAGGCTGGGGCGAGGTCAGCCGGCGAACTCAATAGCGAGACAGTGCTCAATAATGCCGAATTGTCAGCCTATGGCTATCGGTCTCAGCAGACAAATTTCCAAGCCGAATCGCGTCTCAAGACGTTAGAGGCTGGGAATGACGTAACGGCTGGCGGCATTGCTGCGACAGGGGACATAGAAGGCGGCTTTGGAGGTCTTTTATCGTCTGCGTCGTCAATCCCGACCAAGTTTGGCGGCGGTTCTAACTCAACGGCGTCCACATAATGCCGGCGAACAATCCAAACGCTGGAATTCCATCGGTCGACCCAGCCGCGACGGCGCCGGATCGATACCAGAGGATCGATGTTTCCGGGAATACGTTCGGCGCCCAGATTGGCGCGGCCAAGGAAAAACTTGGTCAGGGCGAGGAAAAGTTAGGGGCTGGCTTAACTACCGCTGGGAATTTTTTCGGCAAAGTAGCTGCTGACGACGCCAGCAACCAGTTTCAGGACTTTTCCACCAAAATTCTGCACGGGGATCCGACCAAGCCGGGGCCAGATGGACAGCCCGATCTTGGATACATGGGATTGCGCGGTGAAGCGGCCTTGCGAGCACGCCCTGACGTCGAGAAGCAGATCGACGAAAAATTGAAGGAAATCCGCGGCAATCTCACGACGCCGGATCAGCAGTTGGAATTCGACAATTTCTCCAAACGCTATCGCGCCAATCTTTCGGAAAAGGTCGGGACGCACGCCGATGGCCAAGCAACGGTTTGGTATCAGGGCGTCAATACCGCGACGTCCAAACTAGCGCTCGATCATATATCGAACAATTTCGACAATCCGAACGAAGTCGCGGCCGGGTTTGCGGACGTCGCGCACGCCTATGTGAAGAACGCCCAACTTGCCGGAGCTTCGGAGGGTAGCCCTCAGATAGCCGAAGCGGTCTCTATGGCCAAACGAGATGCTTTGGCGGCGCAACTCAACGCCATGGCGGTCAAAGACCCGTCTCGAGCGATGGCGGTTTTGGACAAGAACCGGGAAATCGCTGGCGTCCAATACGACAATCTGGCTGCCTCATTCCGGTCTCGAGCGAAGCAGCAACAGGGATACGACGTCGGTGATCAGGTCATCAAATCGACCTACACGGACCGGCCGGCGCCGAATCCTGCCATTTTGACCAACGCTGGGGCGCAATATGGCATATCTGGCGGTTACTTGCAGCGGGTGCATCAACTCGAAGGTAACGGGACGAGCCCCACCGGGGCACAAGGCCCGTTCCAGTTTATCCCATCGACGGCTGCAAAATACGGCCTGAAAGACCCGTTCAATTATGAGCAGTCCGCCGCGGCTGCCGCGCACCTTGCCGCTGATAATAAGGTGGAATTGACTG